TAGGATCCCAACCAAATGTAATTTTACCTATTTTCTTTTTAATCATCTGTTTCTCTCAGCATTTTTTTGTTTAATTTTTTCATTTTCAGCTTCGATATACTGAATTAGCATAGTGATATAAATGTCTCTTTCCCACGGTATCATTTCCTCAAGCTCCGCAAGACTATACTTATGGTGTTGCATCAGTGAGAAATTAGTTTTATAATAATTTCCCAAATTTTCATGACGAAAGGTAATTAAAAAAAACTTTCGAGGCCTTCTACTTTGATTTTATGATTGAAACCACATTTCTTGCAGGTGACTTCAATTTCTTTTTTCAATTTAGGTAAGTTCTCAACAAATTCTTCTATTTTCTCAAATTGGTCTTTTGTTAATGATTCTAAAAAGGCCATCAACTCTTCTCTAGGAGTTTCATGTGCATAATATAAATTGTCTTCATCATAGATATATTCAATACATTCAATAATCAATTCAAAAGCAATATCTGTTGCATTATCAAGGTCTTGTAATTTATCAACCAAATCAAAATTTGGATATCTTAATTTAACACCAACAGTTGGTGTAATTTGAATCTTATCATTTAAATCTTTTGGCATGTCAACTTGGACATCCAATATGTTAAATTTGGTATCCATCGTGTTGTTACAAACCACACCATCTACTTCATTTTCACATTTATATTTCGATTCTACAACCTCACCAACAGACCTGGCACGAATGTTTAGAAAATAATATTCAATATCAACAATTGGTAATGTATCAATGTCAATATCAGAAATCAAACAATTATTTAAAATATGTTTGACATTACTTTCAATTACACCTTTTTCGCCAGATTCCATTGCCATCAATAAAATCTTTTGTTCTTTGACCAAAAATGGTCTAAATTTAATACTTTTCTTCGACACCGGCAGAGTAATCTCAAACGTGGGTGCGGAAATCTTAGGTAAAGCCATTATTTAACTCCTATCAAATCAGTTATGGTAAAAATTTATCAGTAGTGCTTTTCATTCCTTGGATTGTGAATTTATCTTGGTTAATCTTAGAAGCATTTTGGTCCAATTGAGTGTCCAAAGCGCCTCGGCCTTGTGAATTAATAACCGAAGACATTGTTTTTGTGCCGCCCAAACTAGGGATAATTGATGTAGCTGCACCGGCAACACCCAATATAGCGTATGGATTGCCATTTTTCAACGCTTGGCCAGCATTTGCAGCTAAAGCACCAATCTGAATTGCCGCGGCTAAATTGAATGGTGAGTTCTTACCGGATACCAATGCGTGTGCGGGTTGAGCGGTAGATAGTAATTCCCAATAAGTGTATGCAAATGTAACATTTAATTTGTGATACGAATTATCATTTGACCAATCCAAATCTAATTGATTAACTGCTATTGGAAAAGCATCAATCATTTTTATGTTATGTATTTCATTATTCGACATATCATATTGTGTTACGGTGATATCTGAAACATAATTCTTTTTGAATTCAAAGTTCCAATTTTGAGTTGGATTGATATAGTTCATCCATTCATTGAATACGGTCTTTTCAAGCATAGACCCACCTACAATAAATGTTAAGGTGATGTCTTCATATGCGCTTTGATATGGAAACTTTTCAGAGGGGCCGTAAATTTTTAGGTCACTTGTAGATATTGTACGACCAGGAAGTTGAGCATTCTCACATCTGAGTGATAATGTTTGAGCATCTATAATTCCATTGAGTTTAGCAGGAATGTTTATTTTGACCTTGAAGCGAGAAGGTCTTGCTAAATCATCAGTAAAAGATGAAAGAAAATTGTTTATCATACTTGTCCTATTGTCGTTACAGTATTAGCATGTTGACCTTGGCTTCCATATTTAATTTGATTCATCGACTCTTGCCAAACTTCTTTTGCTGTTGCCTTTTGGAACTGTTGTGTAGGCAAGAACACTGCTGTTTCCCACTCATGTGGTTGTACCATTAAAATCTTGCTTGCTATACGAGGATACAAATATCGTTTTAAACAAGGTCTAAATTCTTTGTATCGTTTTGTAGCATCTAAAATTTCATAACTAATTCTTACTTTAACTGGGTCATCATTCTGATTTACCACAGCTCTATCCATCAATTTGTCCATAAATCCAGCACGGATTTTAGGTGGAATATAATGTAAATTCAAACCCAAGAACCCATCGTTATATCTCTCAAGTGGAATAACTAGAGGGAACGCATCCCAATAGTCTAACCTTTCGGCTGTTTTAGCATTATAATAAAAATAATACAAACCACCAATCAGAAATCTGTTAGTATTTCTATCGGTTTCTTTTCTAATCTGATTAGCCAAAGTAATCGGATTACGTAGATTGTTTATCTTACTAACAAACCATTTATAAGAATCAACCGAATATTTGTGATAATCGTATTGACTTCTTTGACTGGTTAAATCTGTTAATTTTGATATTGTTCTTGTAGGTGTCATCATCTATTTATGTTATAATCCCAAGTGTTCTTCAGTTAAGATTTTGAATTCCCAACCTCGGTCATTACAAAATTCTGTAGCAGCTTTCCATTTGGCCTGATTGACAGACCAAGTCACAACTTCATTGATATATTGTTTTGTAATTCTCTTCTTAACCTGTGGTTCGGTTGCCTGTTTTTTAGGCTTAACTTCCCATAAAAAAGATTTAAGTTTGCCGTCTACGGTCTTGACTTGAACATAAAAATCAACAAAATAACGGTGCCACTTGCCATCAGCTGGAGATTTGTATGGAACAATGATTTCTTCTGATGACCACGACACCACATTTGAGTTTTTATCAAGCCATAACATGACTTTTTTCTCCCATGAAGAACGGTAGGTAATATTTTTATAATTACCTTTATACTTTTGTGGGTTTATTGGGGTATATGTGCCGGAATATCTCATAAATAGTATATATATTAAATTTTCAACAAGGCGCAAAGTATGGCTGAAATAGGACCAGATTACCGAGGTGGGTATTACGGTGAACAGATTGAATCGTCAGGTGGTGGGTGGGACCCAGCATCCGATAATAAAAATAGCGGCCCGTTAGCTAAACTTTATAATTCCGATATTTACGACTTCAATAATAGATTTTATCCCAGAAATCTAGGTTCCGAAGCTCGTGGCCATTATATTAATTTTTATGTTAATGTGGCTCAAGGTTCTATGTATAAAGAACAAGGTAGATATACTTTAGTTACAACTAAAGATGGTCAAACATTCAATGGAAAAACAGCATATAACCAGTCAAAAGGTAATACAGCTTCAAATATTAATTTAAAAAATGTTGTAAATTCAGTAGGTGCACCTTTAGGATTAAATGTCACGAATGATATCACATTAGCAAGAAAAACTAAACGAATTACACAAGCTATTGCTTTGTATATGCCAGATACGATGAATATACAATACGGCGCTCAATGGGATTCTGCCAGTTTAACTGACGCCGGTGGTAAAGCTTTGTTCATGGGCCAAATTGGTAAATCATTGTATGACAATGCTGAAGGTTTCAATACCAAAACATTAAAAAATATAGCTAGTGACCCATCAACATATGGGGCCGCACTAGAAGCGTTGGGTACGACAATGGGTGGAGGTGATACGACATCGTTCTTATTGGCGGCCACAGGACAAGCATTAAATCCACAACTTGAAGTATTATTCAAAGGTGTGGACATGAGAACCTTTCAATTTGATTTCTTGTTTGCTCCGTTCGATGAATCTGAAGCTAAAAATGTTTTAGAAATTGTCAAAACATTTAAATTCCATATGGCACCAGAAATAAACAAAGGTTTGATGGGACGTTATTTTACACCACCATCTGAGTTTGATATTGATTTCCTATTCAACGGCCAAATCAATCCAAATGTACACCAAGTTGGTACTTGTGTATTACAAAATGTCAATGTAGATTATGCACCCAACGGATGGTCAACGTTTGGTAACGGTATGCCAACGCATATTAGAATGACATTACAATTCATGGAAACCGAAATTGTTACAAAACAAAGAGTGGATGAGGGGTATTAATGCCTAGATATTTCAATAAATTTCCAAAATTATTATACACTAAAGACAATAACACTTCTTTAGTTACTAATCTTTTAATTCGTGTTGACACAATCAAAGAGAGATTGAACAACATGGCGTTATTTTACACATATGATATTCGAGAAGGTGAAACTCCTGAAATGATAGCGTCAAAATATTACAATGATGCTGAATTGCACTGGGTGGTTTTAATGTTTAATGATATGTATGACCCGTTCTATGACTGGCCAATGCATTATCAACAATTCCAATCGTATATTATAAACAAATATGGTGATGTAGCCGCGGCAATGGCCACAAATCATCATTATGAAAAAATAGTATCTACAATTGACGGTTATTCAGGTGAAACTACAAAAAATACATACAATATCGACTTAGCTTCATATACTGCAACTATTGCTGGAACAATCACTAAAACTTTTCCAAATGGCCAAACGGTAACTGTAACAACATCTAAACGAGCTGTTGATGCTTACCTGTATGAGGATGAATTGAATGAATCTAAACGAACAATTAAATTAATCAAAAACGAGTTGATACCTGATATTAAAAAACAATTTGATTATCTAATGAGTGTATAATGGCAGATAGTATAAATCAAATAGGATTAGGTTATCCGCAAGATTTTGCATTGGAATCATGCGTAATAATAACAGCTCTAGGACAACCAACAGATTTCAGTAAAATGGTTGTTGAAATAAACTATTTTGAAGATATTTACAGTCCAACAATCACCGGCAATTTAATACTGAATGATTCCAGTGGTTTCTTAAACATGTTGGGGTTTTCTGGTAACGAATATTTAATGTTGTCATTTGGTAAACCAGGCCTAGACACCAGAAAAATTAGTAAAACATTTAGAATTTTTAGTGTTTCTAATCGAGGCATGGTCAAAGACCAAAATGAAAATTATATTTTGAATTTCTGTTCAGAAGAAACCGTATTATCTGAACAATATAAAGTTAGCAAATCTTACAGAAATAAAAAAATATCAGAAATTATTAAAGACATTTTATTCAATCAATTATCAGTAAAAACGGGTAAATTCGAAGATAACAATATTGAAGAAACACGTGGAACAAGAGATATCATAATTCCCAATTTGAAGCCATTTGAAGCTATTAGTTGGTTGAGTACACAGGCTATTTCCAATTCATCAAAAACAGAAGGTTCCCCTTATTTGTTTTTTGAAAATTATAATGGTTTCAATTTTAAATCACTACAAAGTTTATATACAGGTAAATCTTATAAGACTTATAGGTATGAACCAAAAAATACAACCTTACCTGAAGATGCTCGGGTTCAAGACATGGAAGCTGAGTTGACCAATGTGTTAGCATTTGAAAATTTGTCTAATTTTGATACAATAAATTCAATCAACACGGGTGGTTTTGCTAATCGGTTATATGCTATTGACCCCATAAGACAATCATACTCTGTAAATGATTTTGATTATTGGGACTATTCATTAAAGACTGAAGGGTTGAATACTTTTCCGGTAATTACAAATGCCAAAAATAGAAAAGGTGATACTGCCAATACAGCTTATAATAGCGTAGTTAAAGTAGCAACGACCAATACCGGCCAAGCAACCTATAACTCATACATTAAATCAAAATCACCAGATATAAAAGACACGTTTGTTGAACAACGTATTCCATATAGAACAGCACAATTATCACATATTAATACTGTCAGGTTTAAGATTTCAGTACCGGGAGACCCACTATTAACAGTTGGTATGGTAATTGAATTTCTTGTTCCAGAATTGAGAACAATGGAAGATGGTGGTCGTATTTGGGACATATACTATTCTGGTAATTTTATAATTACAGCGGTGCGACACACAATCAATCAAGAAAACAAATTTATTACAATATTGGAAATTAGTAAGGAAAGTTTAAAAACACCATACTATCAATTTAATAATGAGTTACCATCTTGGAAAGAAATTAGGGGTAGATAATGCAACGTAATAGTTTTATGGGATTGGATGGTTTTGTATGGTTCATGGGTGTTGTTGAGAACCGAATAGACCCATTAAAAATGGGTCGGGTACAAGTGCGTATATTTGGTTGGCATACTGATGATAAGATGTCGATTCCAACAAATGATTTGCCTTGGGCTCAGCCTATGTTTCCGACAAACGCTTCAATAACAACCAGTGCACCAAAAGAAGGTGATTATGTTGTTGGATTTTTCACTGATGGTGAAGGAGCTCAATTTCCAGTATTTTTAGGTGTTCTGCCAGGCATACCAGATAAAGATGCAAATCAGTCTAAAGGATTTTCGGATCCAAGGTCAAATTCAGAATTGGAAAACTCTCCTGTAAAATCTACAGGATCGACTATCATCAACACCAATGGTGTAATGGTAAAAAATCAAGGTAAGACTCCTTATCCAAGAATAAAAAACGAACCATCTACGAGTCCATTAGCTAGAAATGACAATATAGCTAATACTGTTATAGATTTCCGCCAAAAGAATTGGATTAAAGCACAGAGTACTGGTGGGTCAACATGGAAAGAACCATATCCTGGATACAATACTCAATATCCTTTTAGTAGTACCACAGAAACCGAATCTGGACATGTTTTTCAACTAGATGACACGCCTGGAAATGAAAGGGTGATGTTGTCACATAGAACTGGGTCAACTTACGAAATATATAATTCTGGTACCAAATTGGAAAAAATAGTTAAAGATAACTATACAATTGTGCATGGTTCTGATTTTGCTTATATCAATGGTAAATTGGAAATAACTGTTGAAAATGTGGCTAAGATTAGAATCAAAGGTAAAACAACAATTGAAATTGATGGTGATGTCGATTTCAAGGTAGCAGGTGATATGAATTTGTCTGTTGGTAAATCTCTGAATATAAAAACAGGCGAAAATATGACCACCGAAGTGGCTGGTAAAGATTCACATTTAGTTGGGTCTAAAAACGAAACCATATCAGGCGAAACACAAATACGATATGAAGGTGATTTACACACACATATTGGTGCAGATACCTACAGTAAACACGATGGTGGTGTAGATTATTCTTGTCCAAGTGACCCGACTAGAACAGGTAGTGTGGATTGTGGTTCAGTTGATACAGCTACCACCGCAGGTTTAAGTTCACCCAACTCGTATAATAATCCAACAGAGACCATTCCTGTACCGGAGAAAATTAAACCAGTTAATATTATTTACAGGCCGGTTGAAACAAATACTGAATTTGCGCCAGCGGGTGTAGTACCACCAGTGATACCTGAAAATCCACCAATTGACGCTACAGCTAATACTGAAACTGTAGCATCCACAACTGATGGGTGTTTCACGTTACCTATGTTACAAGCGGCGGCTCCAAAAACAAAAGATTCCGTATTATTGAATTTCTTACCAAGTTTAAATAAAATTTGTGGTAAATATGATATCAATTCTAAATTAAGAAAGGCACA